GAACACATCAATTCTATTTCCTGTAGATGCAGTTCCTGTTAATACTTTCTCAAGTTGAGTCTTAGTTGAGACACCAAATTTTCCATTTACAGTCTCTGGTGCTAAAACTATGTTATAGATTACCTCACCATCTCTCGTTCCATCTGCATATACATTATCAACAATAGCATCTGCATAGTCGCTATCTTCTGTATCGGACTGAACAATCTTCTTTCCTACTAAACTCTTTACATCACCAGATACAACTTTACACTTAAGTGCATAGACGTTTATCCAATCAGCATCGGATGATTTATATGTGAAATCTCTTGGTTTATATACCTCAGGTTTAAATACCTTTTCTCCTTCTTCCTCTTCCTCTATTTCAGTGCTAAGAACCATGTAACCTTCGTCACCGTCAAGACCTGACATATAACGATGATAAGCACAATAATAGTATATCTTATCAGTCTCACCTAAGTCCATTATAAACTCAGGTTGGAATGTGTTAGTATAGTTTGTTTTTACACCATTTACAGGAGCACTGTTAAAATATAACTGACCACCAAGTAATGTTCCCTCCCTAGTTGTACTAAACAACATAGGATGACCATCTGGATGGATTGGCATAGGTAAGTTAGAAGGATCAGATTGATTCCAAATAATCTTATAATTCTGTTGTACCTTTATATCCTCTGGTGCAAGGTAATATTTACCAGCTTCAAAATTTCCAAACTCTTCTGCTTCTTCACCAAAATCAATGTAGAAAATACCATTAGGAAATGTATATACTGTACTAGCAGTAAATGTTGCTCCATGTTTACCAGTTACAGCATCACCAAGAGAGAAAGTGCCAGATAATTGTCTTAAATAAACTCTTCTAATTGCACCTTGATCATCAAAACATACTTTAGCAATCTCACCACTAGCAGTGGATGTTTTAATCCTATCACCAACTAAAAATTGACCAGCAGCACTTGTAACATTGATCGCAATATTATCAAATTCAGATTTAATAAACCACTCAAACTGTTGTAAATTTCTACGTGCATTTTCATCAATGTCTTTATCAATAAGACTATTAAAAACAAATTTAATAGAACTGTCAGTTCCTTTTGCTTTATAAAAATTCTGTATATTTTTTATTAATGTTCTTTTATCTACGCTCTCTCTGAGATACTTCTCAGGGAAAGAACCTAGATATTGCTTCTCAAAATTCTTAACTAATGCATATAAGAAAAGATTACTGACATTGTAAACTTTTTGACCAGATGCGTGAGCAGCAGCAGTTGTGCTTACAAAATTGCTAGTATTATATAAGTCACCAAGTTTTGTGTTACCACTAACACCTCTAGAACACCCACTTAAGGTTGTATCAGTTCTAGTTGCATAAAAAATTATCTCATCATCTATTCTGATATATCCGTCTTTCTCTGGAAAACTCGTTGCATCTTGTAATACAATTGTACTATCATTATCACTGATACTAACGTCCAGAGTATTAAACTGTTTGAGGAGATTTTGTTCATAGTAATCAATGTCTGCATACTTTTGAAGATTGTTAATAATATCTAAAGTACCACCCTGCACCTCTTGATGCTCATAGTACTTTGTTACAAACTTACTAAAAAGTTCGTACTCTGTACTAATAAACTCAGGAAGTTGGGTTTCTATTAGAGTGGAGATTCGCTTTGTCTTTACAGCAACCATTTACTTACTCTTTATATGCAGTGAAGGATGAATTAGCAACATCAACGTCAAGGTATACCTCACGCATTGCCTTGATATCATTAGAAAGGGGTTTTACTCTTAGTGAAATACGATTATCAAAGAAACTTCCTTTAATAATTGTTAGGGCGTACATTTTTAACTCACCTTTTACATAATCTATGTCACCAATATCGCTGTCGAGGACAACCTTCTCACCAGTTACGCTATCTAGTCTATATAGGACAATTTTCTTATTCCTATCTTCAACATAGACATCAAAATTAGGGTATTCAGTTACCCTAAAACCAGTAGATGATAAGACTGGATCATCACAGTCCTCATCAAAGGCATTCTGGAAACATACCTCATAATAGAAGGTAGAGTTAAGAGAAGGATAGAAGTCCTTTCTCATTGTGACTGAAGTTAAATTAGAATTGATACTATTATCAGCATCATCAATCACACCTACAAACTTACTGTATCTAAACTTACCATTAAATTTTTCGGTATCACTTATGTTAATGTAAGTTTGTACAGCACTAATAGCTTTATCTCTGATGTTGGGAGGAGTCTGATCTGTCACACTACCATTGTAATAGATCTTACTATTCATCTCAACATATAGAACAGAAGGATCTACTATCTGTGGTTCTACAGATGCAATGACATATTTCTTAAGATCAGAAATAATTTGATTTTTAGTTAGTGATGTTAAGTAAGATGCATCTTTTGGTTTCAATACAATGAATACTTTACCGTATTGTGGTGGATCCTGATCCTCACCACCAAAAATAATGATATCACTGGTTGCAGGATATACTTGTCTTACAATTGCTTCATAGTCCTGTGCGGTCACTGCACGATTCTGTGTGCCATATGCCTTTGGAGCAGTAGATTTGATCTTCTGGGTGCTTTCTATCTCTTCACCGCCCGATGCAGCGACAGTAGACGTTATATTAACTTCAAATGAATTAGGAGTTACTCCATTAGGATTGACTAATACACCACTAAACAAAAATGCCTTGACGCCATTACTTTCAGGACCTGATGTTGTTAGGTAAGACACCTCAATACGAGTATTGTTTTCACACTTTTTACCTAGAACACCATCACCTAGTAATATTTCATATCTCTGGTCTTCAATTTCATCTAAGAAGAATACTTTTGAATCTCCATCAACACCTAGAATGTTATCAGCAACTTTATACTCTTCATTAAATGAACCACCAGCAGGATATACTTTCATTCTAATAGTATTAGTATCAATATTAGGATTGTCTAATATAAATCTCTGACTCTTAGATGAACTGTTAATAACAAATGTATTGACTAATTGTGTTCCCTCTCTAATAGGTACATCAGTAAATGTTGCAACATCATTAACCACCTGTGCAGTAACATCATCAGTTGTTACAAAATTGTAAATTACATTATCAAAATTTGAAATAAATCCAGTTCCTGCCTTTAAAATTAGTTCTGTGTCAGTTGTAGGGTTGGCATAGGTGACTGTAAAGGAAACGTATGCTATAGGAGAAGTCGCACTCTTCGGTCTGTATCCTAATTGCTTTGCTAATGCTACTACGTTGTCTCTCAACGTTGCTGAATCAATGAATAGTTCATTGACTACCATATTGGTATTGAACGCTGTGTAGTAAGTATTATAAGCAAGAGTATCTAAAAGGGTTGCCATCGCAGACCCTTCAAAATCATAGTCAGTAAAATCAGTCTGTCCTCTCAAGTATTCTTTGAGAGAAGATTTGATATCTTCAAAATCTAAATTGGATACCTGAGTGTATGGCATTATCTTGTACGCTCTAGAAAGATGGTAATACCCACTGGTCTGTCGTCCCTACCAATAATTACATACTCAAGTCCTACATCAAATCCATTGTTTTCAAGATCTAATGCACAAGTAACACTGGTCAATGATATTCTAGGTTCATATACACCGAGAGTTTCTTTTATTTCCTTTTTGATAAGTGCTGCAGTACCATAATCTAATGGTTCAAAGAGAGCATTCTGTAAACCACTTCCCAAATTAGGTTGAAATGGTCTTTCTCCCTTTTGTGTAAGTAATAAATTTTTAATCGCTTGTGTAATCGCAGCATTGTCTTTCACTGTTACTAAGTCATCAGTAACAGGATGCTTCTTGAATGTAACACTCAGATCTTTGAATGTTGATGGTGATGGCATCTAAAGACAGTATGGGCTGCTTTTATTTATCCATCTTTTCTGAACTTACTCCATTCATCTAGATATTCTCTCTTTCTTTTCATCTCAAACAATTCTCTCTCGTCATTCTTCTCAATTTTGTCTAACCATTTGTCAGCATCGTACTCAGAGATGAGTTTCTTGCCACTTTTCTTAAATTCTTCAGATTTGTCTACTTTGATTACCATGGTTCTTCTTAGATAAAGTATTCTAGTTGGTCGTCAGAACTTTTATCGGGGTTACCATCCCTTTCTTTAGGTGTTTCCCAGAAATAATCATCAGTATCACCTAATCGTCCCCAGTCAGTCCCATTCTCGACCTGATACTCTATAGTAGAAACCTTAAAGTCTGGTGTCTTAGGATGTTGTGGGGTTATAGAGAGGTCATACAGACGCATCCTATTGTTAGGATACAATGCATACTGTCCATTCTCTAGTTGAATACAATTATGACTCTTATGCTCTTGTGGCACCTCGCTTACATTATTATCTATCACATCAGGGTTCGCATGGTAGTTATCAAGAGTAAAAATATATTGCCCCTTCATCAGACCATGGTCTCTTGTGCGTATCTCACAATCCATAGAAGATATGAAACCTTTATTGATTGCCATCACACCATAGTCCATACAATTCCAGAATTGCAGATTCTCTAGACTCATATCTGGC